AATCTTGTGTGTCTTGGAGAATACTCGACCAAGAAATTGATAAAGATGATTTAATCGTTGATGGAGAATATAAGGAGCTACCAGATGAAACTACGTCCTAAACCTAAATTTATATCAGGTCCTCCAGGAACAGGTAAAACTACAAAGTTTTTAACAGGTAAATATTTAGATTTATTAAAAAATTTTACTCATGATAGAATTATAGTTTTATCCCATACTAATGTTGCAGCAGAAGAAATTAGAGATGCAATATTAAAATTACCAGAAGTAAAAGAAAAAGGTCTTACGAAGAAATCTTTAAAATATAAAATATGTACCATACATAGTTTTTGTAAAAATAGATTGGTTGGTAGGAAAGAAGTATTTAGTTATGAAGACCATATTAATTTATCACGACAAGACTCTATGTTTAAACTTCAAAGAGTTAATGAGTCAGAATTTAATAGCGATAAACATAAGTTTTATAGATATTTAGCTGATGCACATGGTAGAGGAAAAACTTTAACAGAGCACTGGAGAGAGTGCGATAAGGCTTCTTATAAACCTTATAGTTTAAATGTAATAGCACAGATGAAAAAAATATATGACGATTATAAAGAAGACAATCATGTATGTGATTATGCCGATATGATACAGGACTTTATTGATAAAGCAATTGATCCTGACATAGACGCATTAATTGTAGATGAAGCACAAGATAGTAACGTTCCACAAAGAGAAGCTCTTGATAAAATGGCAAATAAAGCAAAAGAATATTATTTTGTTGGAGATGCGGACCAAACTATATTTGAATTTGCGGGTTCTGATGCAGACTATTATCATAGATTATCAAAAGATGCAGAAGAATTAGATCAAGGTCTTAGATGTGGTAAAACAATAAATGAATTATGTAAACAAATTATAAAGCCTATTTGGGACTATTATGGTTATCAAAGAATATGGAAACCTGCAGAAGGTATAATTGGTAAACACTACCACCTACCTAGCTTACAAACTAATTGTAGTGCTATGCAGACATTATTAGAAAAAATTAAAAATACCGATGAGACTTTTTTATTTACATATAGAGGGACTCCTTCTGATTCTTGGGTAAAGAAATTTTTTAAGCAGCATGGTATAGAGTTCGCACATGTAGGGAACACGGCCCACGTGCCAAAGAAAGAAATAAGATGTCATAAATTGTGGCCTGAATTTATTGAAGGCAAACCTATGCCTTTAAAACAGATAAAAGATTTTTGGGACTATATGGGCAGTAAAGTAATTGTACGTGGTAAAGGAGAAGCAACTTTTGAAGATTGGATTAAAAAAGATTATTTAATAGATGATTTAATTAATAAAGAATACTTAAAACCTAATTCTATAAATGAAACAGATTTTTCTTTAATAAGAACTAAGACAGACCCAAATAGAATTATTTATATTAAGAAAATTTTACAAAGAGGGTTTGATTTAGAAGGGGACATTAGAGTTAAATATGCAAATATTCATACAGTAAAAGGTCTTACATTTGATAATGTAATTGTAGATTTAACAGCAACAAGACTGGAAAAATATTTTACACAATTAAGATTAAAGTATGTAGCTTACAGCAGAGGAAGAATAGACTGTTGGACAATTGCATCACAAGGAAAATATATATTAGGAGGTAGATAATGAGCGATAAAATATATAAGAAACAAGTAGGTGGGACCCACTATAAATCAATGGTCATTCAACCTTCAGAATTTATTAACAGAAATAATATTCCGTTTGCAGAAGGCAACGCAATAAAATATTTGTGTCGTCACA